AGTTGTCTGCACTACCTTGATAACCTATGTTCCAATCCATTGAGTTCGATTGTCCAGTAAACGCTAAATTTACTGTTGAACTATCTGCAATGAAAGGGCCGTATAGTTTGTTGATATCACCAAATTGCACTAATGTGAAACTGTTGTTTGCACCAGTTAAAACCATATCAGCAGATGTTCCTGAGAAATTATCTAAACCGACTTTGTTTCCGTAACCCTTCTGAGTGAAATTCAAGACCAAAGCTGTTCCCGATTGATTTAACCAAATTTCGTTATCATCAGCTCCAGCAAATGCTTGAGATGATAATCCTAATGTTAACATAATGAGTAATAATTTATTCTTCATGTTCTTTTTCCCCTATTAGGTGTAAATCATTTACTCCGTCACTATTGTGAGGGTGTCTATGACCACCTGTTATTTTCCAAAATCCTCTATCGTGACCTTGGTATATTAGTTCCAAGACGGCAAGTTCAATTGCAGAACGAGTTGCTTTTGTAACTCCTTCATTCTCTGCTTTGCCATCCTCAATTTCCACCAATTTCGTATCCATATCAACGAAACGGAATACATCATATCCACCACCTACGCTAAGGATGGTTTTTGTAGTTTGGACATTTAATAAAATCTCCCCTGTAAGTGTTGATATTCCTCTCAAACTTACAGTAACTACATCTCTTCGATATTGGTTGGAAGCTCCGATACCTAAGTATCTTGCGCCTCGGCCACCGCTTTCGATATTAGCGTCATAACCAATAATCCCACCTTCCAGTAGGATTCCTGCAAATAGTAAAGGTTGGATACCTGTTGGAGCATCCTCATTACCTTCCTTAGTTGCAAAATCTTCTCTAGTAGAACGAATAATCTGTCTCTCTCTTACGAGTGAGTCTAAACTTGTTCTCTCTACTACTCTAAACCATTTACCTTTAGCTGCAGTCTTCAAGGAGTCAATCAAGAATGTTTCAGCACCTTGAGTTACAGCAGTTGAGAAAGATGCAATTCCATCTTTACTCTTACGTTGCCCAGTCCTATCCATGAAAGTGTAGACTGCTACAACTGGCATATTTTCAGCAGGTGGTAATTCTGCGAGTAACGTATTCGTTGGTATACTAACTACCTCTGCTTCTTCAATACACTGACCAATCTTTTTCATAATTGCAGTATTACAGGTATCATTCATGGTAGGAACACTTGCACATCCACTGATGAGCAAGAGTAAAATAACTCCGACACCTAAGATTCTCATTTAGAAACTTCCTGTACCTACTGGTATGTCTAATATTGTTGTTGTTCCATCTTCAGTCACAATGGTTAAACGGATAAAGTCAACTCCATCCTCTCCAGTCATTCTTTCATATGTGACTGTATTACCTTCCATTACAAAAGTACCGTATGCAGCTGCAGTTCCGTTAGAGAACATATTCTCTACTAACTGTTTTGCCAACTGAGCGTAGATTCGGCTTTCTACGTTTCTTAAAAATTTAGCAAGTGTAGTGTTCTGTGCTTCTCTATCTGCTTTTGCAATTGCATCTTCTAAGTCCGAAGCAATCTTATCACGTCTTGACTTCTCTTGGTTCTCGATTGTCAAGTAATGTGAAGATATACCATTTCCACTGAATGACGGACTCTTAAATTTATGTACTATTTCGTCTGCACTTACACTAAGTGCGAAACATACACTAATTACTATCGCTGTTCTTTTTATCATTCCTCTCTCCTACTTTTTTCTTTAGGTTCTCTTTCATTTCAAGAACCACGTCCACCTTTTGCTGAAGACGAATTAAATCTTGGTCGAGCATTCTGACTTGGTCGATAAGTTTGATAAGTGCAAAATGTTGTTTTTCCACTTCAGGTTCAAGGTTCTCACCAACAAACCACCAAATATAATAGACAAAGTAGCCCAGTCCAACCATCATAACTATCGGGAAACCATACTCTGATATCAGAGTTGCTATACTCAATTCTTCCATATTAATCTCTTCTAACGTCTAGACTGCCGTCTTCTATAAAGTTCTCAGCACGTGCTACACGTTCAATGTCGGGTCTAAGTTCTAATGCACTAGACACTAGTAAATCTATCTTAATCATTTCATTATTCATACTTCTGACTCTATTTTCCAAAGAATTACAGAACATTGTAAGTGTTTTGATATCGTCAACAACACCCTCAAGTATCTGTTTAATAACGGTAAAGATAAAAAATCCCATCACAAGACTTCCTGCGATTGGAGCTCCCACTTCACTAATTAATTCAAATATTTCACCCATACCACTATTTAGGAAATGGAGAACCTAATTCTTGAATAAAGTTCAAAAAAAAGGGGTCAATGAAGACCCCTGTTAAATCAAATGAGTTTGTTACTTCACTTATGTGATGCAATACTCTTGACTACTTCTGCCTTGGAACCACTACGTTTTACTTTAATGTTGTTCTTGTCGGCATGGTCAAGTAGTTGAACTTTAGTTAATTTTTTAAGTTCAGCGACACTAGGTGTACTTCCCTTAACAGTTTTTGCAACTGATTTCTTAACTGATGGCTGATTCTCACCTTTTCTATTTTCTAGAACCGTGAAGATTATTGCCCCGACAACTATTGCTATTATTATATATTCCATGATTTACCTCTTAATTTATTAATTACTAACTATTTAGTCCTTTGCTTTACCTATATTTAAAGCACACCAATCTAAAAGCGAATAGCATTTTTTGACTATTCCATCATCGACTGGGGTTGGTGTTAAAGCTGCAACTAATGATGCACCCATTACTAACCAAGGAATCACTTGAACCCATGCTATAACCCACTGTAAAAAATCTAAAATCATATGATTTCTCCTGTTTGAAAGTTATACTTACAGGGTTATTTAGGATTTATTGGTTCCGATGGTGTACTTTGTGGTCAATTTCCACTCTTTTTTGTCTTTGAATGGTATGATTTTAATTTGGGATAACGGTGCGATAGGTTCTGCGACTTTGGATGGGTCGAGGATAGTTAACAGTTTCCATTGTGCGAGTAAACCGACAATTGTGTTTCTACGTCCGAAGTCACCTGCATCTATTGATGTTGGTTTACCGTCTAGTTTGAATAATTCTTTGAAGTGTACAATATAGTACTTACCACGTTTATGTAGGATATGACATGACTGGAATAGTTCATTGTCTTTACGAGATGCCACACCTATTCTAGATAGTGTTTCTCTTATCTTTAGGAAGTCGTCTTTTTCGGGGAAGGTAATTTCTACCAATTCCGAGACCAATTCTCCATTGTCAATCATTGTTTTGTCCACCAGTTTTCATCCTGTTTTTCAATTCACGAACCTGTTTATCTGATAACACTACCATGTACTCTTTTGCTTTAATAGTGGATATCTTATAATACTGTTTTATGGTATCGAGTTTTTTACTAATATATGGTTTTTCCCATTTGGAAAACCTTTGTCTTTTTCTAAGGGTATTTAGTAAAAAGACATATTGAAGACGATTATCGAGGTGGTGTCGATTGTTCATCTCGTTAGTAAAGAAAACAGAATCTTGGTGGTAAGACAAAGATTTGTTTATTAAGAAGGGGGCGTAATTCTTTTCTTCCACTGAGTCGACCATGATATCTTTTTTATCATATGAAACCGACTTAACAAAGTCAAAGGGATTGCGTTTGGACATTTACTTTCCTGTATGTTGTCCGAAAGTTTGAAGGAGTTCTTCATCATTCATAGGTTCACCAAAGAAAACAATTTCACCTGTCTCTCTAACCTCTCTCTTGACGACACCGTTGTTGTATTCTACATCGAGTACCGAACCATCGTTACCCCTAGTGTCGTACCAGCAGGATGTCAATGAATGTGCGTGAAGGGATTTGACTCCACTTGCCCATTCTTGTGCGAGAATCAGTCGTCTTTGTCTATCGACTACATCGTTATATTGACTCATTTGAATTTACACTCCGACATTAATTCTGTTAAACAAGCGACAAAATTGATTTCATCGTCCATGGAAAATGCAGCCTTGTATTGATAGTCTGCGATGATTAGTACTGCAGCTGGGATTGATTGACCTTCCAATTCAACTTCAAGTGCATTGAAAACTTTTCTGAATAAAGAGGAAAAATCGTTATCAGAATTCTGACCGACCCACTTCCTCATACCACTCCAGTTCTTTTCTCTAATCATATTTATAAGAGGGGTAAACTTTTCTTCGGAAAGCGATGATAGTAAACCCGAATCAATAACACCACTAACTCCATATCTTTGCATTTCATTTAGAACACGTCTAAAGTCGGGAAAGAATCTCATAACTAATTCTGCAAGGACTCTCTCTTCTGCCTTAATGTTTTCTATCTCACAAATGTTTTTACATCTGAGTAACATCTGTTGTGCAAGTTTAGGTTTCTCTGCAGGTAATATCTTAAAATCAATTACAGTTGTTCTTGAGTGTAGTGCAGGGATGATTCGATTTTTGTAATTACAGGTAAAGATAAACCTACAATTACTGGAGAACTCTTCCATGAATCCTCTCAATGCAGGTTGAACACTTTCTGCTGATATGTAATCTGCTTCATCTAGGATAACGACCTTTGGGCCTCCTTGAAGTGAAACAGTAGATGCAAAGTTTCTGATTTTGGTTCTAAGGGTATCAATCAATCGTCCTTCATCAGAACCGTTGATAACAATAAAGTCTGCACCAAGTTCATTACATAATGCTCTTGCAATTGTGGTTTTACCACAACCTTGAGAACCACTTAAAAGTAAATTAGGGATTTCCCCTAATTTTACGAACTCTTTAAATTGGTTTTTGAAACTCTGAGGTAATATAGTATCGTCAATTGTTTGTGGTCGATACTTTTCCACATATAAAAATTCTTCTGTCACATTGACTCCATCATAAAATAAGAATAAAAAACCCCACCGTTTTTTATGTGTGCATCACCATGTAGAATGATGAGATTGGATGCACTCCCGTGGATAGTTGAGATAGAACTATTCCACATTATTATTTATACTAAGAACCGTACTTACTGTCAGGTTCTAGTGCAATAAAATACTCTAAATCGATATCTGCATTACTAAAATGCGAGATTCCTTTAGAACTAACAGAAACATCATAGTTTCCTTCTAGAATTTTAAGGTTCTCAATCTTAAAGTTCATTGCATAGATTGTTCCATCACCAGTTCCCACTACTCGTGAGAAGGTATTAGAAGCTGCGTTCTTCTTGTCTACTACAGTTAGAGAGACGGTTGAACCATCGGACTCTAACACTAGGTCATTGACTCCTAGAACACTTGATGCTTTTTGTAGGTCATTCAACAAAGTTGATGTGACCTTAAACTCTATCTCAGCATCAGGCATAGTTATCATTTTGTCGGGTGCAATTACCATTCCTTCAGATGCATAAAAGTATGCAAGTTTAGAATTGTTATCTGCAATCGATAATGAGGAAGTACCGAATTCAAAATCGGGGTCTTCCAGTAAACTGGTTGCACCTAAGAATTCCGGCAGGTTATATATCGAAAAGTTCGTTGGGAACTCTTCACTTACAGTTGCCACTGCAAGTATATTTTTCATGTTGGAAATAGTTTCTAACTTATTTCCTTCTTTAACTCGGATTCCCGAATTTATTGTTGAGAAGTTCTTTAGAACGTCTCTTGTATTATCACTGATTTTCATCATTTAGTTTCTCCATATCGTGAATGTATAATTGTATGAGTCC